AATGATAAGACTTATGGTATGAGAACAGGTGAGTTAATTACATTTACATCTGGTGCAGGTATGGGTAAGTCTTCTATTATGCGAGAGATGATGCATCATTTACTCAAAAATACTAATCACAATATAGGTATACTTGCATTAGAAGAAGGTATTAAGAATACTGCATTTAATATTATGTCAGTAGAAGCCAATGCTAGATTATATATCAAAGAGATTAGAGATAAGTTTAGTATGGAACAATTAAAAGAATATGAAAAAGAGACCATAGGCTCTGGTAGATTCTTTGCCTTTGACCACTTTGGTTCTATAGATAATGACGAGATACTATCTAGAGTTAGATTTATGGCACAAGCATTAGAGTGTAAGTGGATATTTGTAGACCACCTATCTATTCTTGTATCTGGACAAGAGGAAGGAGACGAGAGAAAGTCTATTGATGTATTAATGACTAAGTTACGAAGTCTTGTAGAACAAACAGGTATTGGTATGTTATTAGTATCACATCTACGTAGACCTGCAGGAGATAGAGGTCATGAAGATGGTAAGGAGATTACACTTTCACACTTACGTGGTAGTGCAAGTATTGCTCACTTATCTGATGGTGTGATTGGACTAGAAAGAAACCAACAGGATACTGATGAAGTAAAAGCTAACACAACAACACTTAGAATATTAAAGAATAGATATACAGGAGATACAGGTATAGCTACACATCTTCATTACAATAAAGAGACAGGTCGTATGAAAGAGATTGACAACCCCTACGAAGTAGAGTATAATGCAGAAGATAATAAAGAGGAGGTACCTTTCTAATGAATTGTTGGCATTGTGGAGCAGAGTTAGTATGGGGTGGTGACCATGATATTGACCATGAAGATGAAGATTATTGTATGGAAACAAATTTATCTTGTCATAATTGTGGTGCTTTTGTATTGGTTTATTTACCAAAAACATCTGAAGATAAACAAACTAAATTATGGGAAGAAGCTAAAGAAGAACCAAAAATGTGGGAACATTATTGTGATGAAGAAAAAAGTATGATGGCAGTAGGTAAAGGTGAACCTTGTAATTGGTGTGGAAAGGAGGAGAAAGATTGTGAGAGTTGTTCTTGATATAGAAACAGACGAACTAAATGCTAGTGTAGTTAATTGTATTGTGGCTAAAAATATGGATACAAATGTATATACAGTATTTGACCCAAGTAATATGCACGTATTTAAAAATTGGTCTAAAGATATTGATAAATATATAATGCATAATGGTTTATCTTTTGATGCTCCTGTGTTAAATAGATTATTAGGTGTAGAAATAAAACCTTCACAAGTAACAGATACATTAATATTATCTCAAATGTTTAATCCACTAAGAGAAGGTGGTCATAGTCTTGGAGCATGGGGAGATAGATTTAACTTTCCTAAAGGTAGTATAAATAGTTTTGCAACATATACACATGAGTTAAAAAAGTATTGCCAACAAGATGTAGATATAACACATAAGTTATATGAACATTTAAAAAAGGAAGGTCAAGGTTTCTCTAAGTCTTCTATTGATTTAGAACATCAGGTAAGAGTTATTGTAGACCAACAAGAAAAGAATGGTTTTTATCTTGATGTTAGAAAAGCTATGTCTTTATACAATACATTAAGAGATGAAGCAAATGAATTAGAAAAGTGGGGTCGTATACGTTTTGACCCAACAAGAAAAGACTTAAAAACAAAAATAAAATATATACCTTTTAACATAGGTTCTAGACAGCAGATAGCTAACAGACTTATAGAGATAGGTTGGAAACCTAAGAAACATACAGATAAAGGTAATGTGATTGTTAATGAAGAGGTATTAGATGGTATTAATTTACCAGAAGCTAAAAAGATTTCTAGGTACTTGTTACTTCAGAAAAGAATAGCACAAATCAAGTCATGGATAGAAGCATGTGATGACAAAGATAATAGAGTACATGGTAAAGTTCTTACTCTAAAGACTGTAACAGGTCGTATGGCACATCATAGTCCTAACATGGCTCAGATACCTGCTGTTCGTTCTCCATATGGTAAAGAGTGTAGGGAATGTTGGACTGTTGAAAATCCTTACACTCACTCCATAGTTGGAACAGATGCAAGTGGTTTAGAGTTACGTTGTTTAGCACATTTAATGAATGATACTAATTTTACTGAAGAAGTTTTGAATGGAGATATACATACAGCTAATATGAATATGGCAGGTTTAACAGATAGAGACCAAGCTAAAACATTTATATATGCTTTTATGTATGGTGCAGGTGCTAGTAAAATAGGTAAGATAGTAGGTAAAGGTGCAAAAGAAGGACAACAATTAATAGACAGGTTTTTATCTAACATGCCTGCTCTCAAAAGAGTTAGAGATGGTGTTACAAAAGCAGGTATGCGAGGTAAGATAAAAGGTATTGATGGTAGATTATTACATGTACGTTCTCCACATGCTGCATTAAATACATTATTGCAGGGAGCAGGAGCAGTAGTATGTAAACTATGGCTAGTCAATATGAATAAACGTATTCAGTCTACAGGAGTAGATGCTAAGTTAGTTGCATCTATACATGACGAATATCAGTATGAAGTTGCTAAAAAAGATGTGCAAAAGTTTGGTAGTATTACCAAAGATGCTATGAAAGATACAGAGCAACAGTTACAAATGAAGTGTCCACTAGATAACGAATGGAAGGAAGGCACAACATGGGCACAAACGCATTAGAAACGCAGTTAATATTATTTCCAGAACATAAAAATATTTTTTTAGATTCTAGTATTGAAACTCAGGAATGTAAAACTTGTAAAGAAGTTCTTCCATTAAGAAGTTATAGTATAAAAAATGTTTATAGCGATAACTTAGGAGTTCTTTCTAAGAACTGTAAGAGTTGTTGTAATCAAAGACTTAAAGAACATAATGAAAGAAAAGCAGGTATACCTTATCCTGATAAAGATTATAAGTGTCCTGTTTGTTTAAGAAATGAAGAAAAATTACAGACTAAACAGACAGTAGTAGATATGGAAACATATAAAGTTACAGAACATAGAATGAAAAGAAAAAGTGTATGGAGATTAGACCATGACCATGCCACAGGTAAAGTCAGAGGTTGGATATGTAACTCATGCAATATATCTATGGGTCAACTTGATGATGATATAGATACTTTAAAAAGAGCAGTAAAATATTTGGAGGAAAATAATGGAAACAGTTAAGGAATTTGTGGGGAGAAAAGACCACAAAGAATATATACAACGTGGTACTGCAGTAGAAAATTTGTTTGTTGATGAAGCAGTAAGGAGAGGTTATAAAATAAAAGTTGCTTCTGCACAACAAAATATGTATGACCATATTGATTTAATTTTAACAAAGGAAGGTGAAACATTTACAGTAGATATAAAAGCTAGAAGAACAGGAACAGATAAGTCAAAAGGTTTTGATGACTTATGGACTGTAGTGGAGTTCAAAAATACTATGGGGGATTCAGGTTGGCTTTATAGTAAAGCTAATTATATTGTTTTTGAACGTGAAAAAGATTTTGTATTTGCAGATACTAAAGAACTTATAAACATGTGTGAAGATGTTGTTGATACAACAGACAGAGTTTCAAGTTTTAGAGATGCAAACTATAAAGTTTGGGGAAGAAGTTATCAAGGTAAAAAAGATTTAATTTCTAGAATAGAAATGTGTAAAATAATTGATTTAAAAAATACATTTATTTGGAAAAAAGGTATTGACTTTGATAATACTTCTGTGATATAATTTAATTTTATTAACAAAAATATAGAAAGGATACACATATGAGTGTACTAAAAGGAAAAGCTTATTGGGCAAGCATTATAAGCCCAAATACTACGTTTGATTCTGATGGAGTTTGGACTGTTGATGTTGGTAATCTTGATGAAAAGAATAAAAAGATTGCTCAAGCTGATGGTCTAAATGTTAAGAATAAGGGTGATGACAGAGGAGACTTTGTTACTATCAAAAGAAAGGTTAGAAGAAAAGATGGTAACATGAACAAAGCTCCAGAGATTGTTGATGCTCAAAAGAGAACCATGATGGGTACTCTTATTGGTAATGGTTCAGATGTAAATGTATTATACTCTAAATACGATTGGGAGTATGCAGGTAAATCTGGTGTGTCTGCTGACTTAAGAGCAGTACAAGTTACCAACTTGATACCTTACAATGCAGATGCAGATGCAGATAATGCATTTGATGTTGTTCCTGATGGTTTTGTGTCTAATGACGAAACAGATGCAAGGTTTGCTTCTTAACTAAGAAAGGACATGGGGAGTTCTGG